GTTCCGGTTGTTCCGGTTGCACCAGTAGGTCCAGTAGGTCCAGTTGTTCCGGTTTCACCAGTAGGTCCAGTAGGTCCAGTTGTTCCGGTTTCACCAGTAGGTCCAGTTGTTCCGGTAGGTCCAGTAGGTCCAGTAGGTCCAGTTGTTCCGGTTTCACCAGTAGGTCCAGTAGGTCCAGTTGTTCCGGTAGGTCCAGTAGGTCCAGTAGGTCCAGTTGTTCCGGTTGGTCCAGTTGTTCCAGTAGGTCCAGTTGTTCCGGTTGGTCCAGTAGGTCCAGTTGCACCAGTAGGTCCAGTTGCACCAGTTGTTCCGGTTGGTCCAGTTGTTCCAGGACCTCCACCTCCACCATTATTACAAGGGACAAAACAATCACACTCATCATGCTGAGGTTCTACATAATCACATGGTTCACCACAATCACATTCTTCAGGCCCTTGATAATCACATGCTTCACACGGAATATAATAACCTGTATTAGATGGTCCACAAATGTTTGATGAGTTATATGGCACTCCGTTAATATTAGTAACATTCAAATTTGTCACTTTAATATTCTGACTTGTTATGTTTTGCGCATTTATGTTACTCATTTATATAAAACAATAAATATTTTAAATTGATTTTTTAAATATTTATTAATGTAAAATTGTAATACTTTATTTTTATGTTTTAATTTGGAATAGGTAAAGGTCTTTGGTTCTTTTCAATGACTAAAGGCTCAGGAACAAATGAAGGACCTTTTTTGTATATATTTGTGGAATATAGCTGCGTAATTTGAGGCGTAAAACATGGTGCAGGATTCACTAAGTTTGTAGAATTAATTCCTAGCAAAAAGGATTCAGTATCGGCGGCATTATTGGAAAGCTTGTTCCAAGGAATTTGGGCAGGCAAAAGTCCATTTCCAGGTAATTCAGTTTTGTAAGCCTCACCATATTGCGAGTTGGGATATAAAGTATAATTCTCATGTAGTGCAAAATCACGTTGTTCTAAACAATAATTACCTCGGGTATTAATATTGCGAGTAGAAGCCATCTATATATATCCACCTTTAAAAAAATCCACCTTTTTACAAAAGGTGGAGCCAAAACTTTAAATATAATACAAATTATAAAAAATATAAATTTGATATTTTTGGCTCCACCTTTCTTAAAGGTGGAATGGATTAAAATAAAATTGATCTTAATTTACACATATTTTCATATGAAATTGATGCAGTTTCTAAATATTCGCATACACAAATATGCGTTAAATACATATAATCATAAGCGTATAATATCATTAGACCTAATTCCAAGTCCTCACTCATGAATTGTCCGGCCAATTTTGTCATACATTCTTTCAATTGAATACAAGATTCAATTCTTTCAAACAATTCGTGTATAGCTTGTGTCATTTTGTCTTCATTGAATTCATCCATTCCTAAAATGTTGAGTAATTCTTGGCGATAGAGAGAATCTCTAATAAACTCTTTTTCATCTTCGCTAATTTCATCAGATTCTAAAAAAACTTCAGAAGTATTATATGTGCAATTAAATTTTGTATTATACATAATTTATATAAATTATATATAAATATTAATTAGTCTTTATATTCTAACCAATAAAGTGATAATTTTATTAAAAATTTAATTTATCTTTTAGAATACTCAGTGTCACGTGTCAATTCACGCGAAGGGACACCACCACGAATCCATCCATCAGAAGCATCGCTCTCAATTTGGTTGGCAGAATTATTGAGTCTCTCTTGCACTGCAGGAAGAAGAGGAGTTTGGTAATACTTAATGTAGCTACGTTCACTTAAAGTATTGACACTGCGCTTGTTCATAAGTTGCTCGCCTTGTTGAATCTGTGATTCCATGACAGGGTTCACTGAACCACGTCCCAAAAAGGGAACTGTAGCAAAAGGGCGATGAAACAAATCAATTTGTGACTTAGGGTGAGTTTGAATTGTTCCAATTTGAAGTCTAGATGAGTCATCAATGTTGCATCCTCCGGCACCAGAGTTGTAACCACCATTATACATGATACCTGGCTGCGAAGTAGCGAGCTCAATAGGATTCTTCATTGAGCAATCAGAGGCGAAAAAATTTTGTGTAGAATAGTTGCACGATGCTACATTTTGTATATCGGTTTGTGATAGACAACAATCATCATTTCCAATTCGCGACATATTATCGAAGGTATAACTAGAGACATTAGCCATTTATATATTATAATATACATTTTTTTATTAATTTAATTTTAAATGTTTCAGTGTTTCTAAATGTCTATCTAATAATATTTGATTCTTGAATTAATTAATTTACCATAATTGTTTATATTTTTGAATAAACTATATCAAAATTTTTATGATTTTATGTATAAAAATACAACAAAGTATAAAAGGTTTGCGCTCCACATTTTATAAAGATGGATATGTAATAAATTTTGTTACGACTAATGCTATTAATATAATGTGTATCTGTATGCATCTTTTTCTCTCTGCATATTACCAGAAGGTGTACTTTCCTTCGAACTGGGCATTGTGCCATATAAATACTTTCCGAAACTGCTTTGATCACCAGGTTCTACACGTGTGTTTGCAGTGCTGTAAAATACTCTATTGGCATCATCCAACAAAAAATTCTGCCAAAGGTCACCATATAGCTGCTTATCAGTGTTCTTAATATCAGGATTCATCATTTGCACAGATTTCTTTACATTTCGAGTAATATCTTCAGACACATCAACATTAAAACTTGGTGGTGCTGATTTTCTCTCTGGATTATCACCGATTTGTGTCAATAGGACATTGCTAAATGGATTCTTCTTGGTGCCCTCTTTAAAATCTGATTTGAGAAGAGACTCTAAAGTAACAGGATTGACATAAGATTGTTCAGGCAAAGGTGCACCATAATTGTTGAATCCCTCTTCTAACATTTGTTTAGTAATCTTTTGTTTGCGCAGGGTAAATAATACAAAAATAATAAGAAGAGTAAATACGCCAACACCTAATACTCTTAATGACATGGTTAAAATATATCCTAAAATTGATAATAAAATAACCAACCTTGTGATAGCATTCAACTTTTGCTCATAACACATTTCTGTTGTAGGCCATAATTCAAACATCGATTCTTTATTAAATAATATAGTAGGTTGATTGGACCAGAATTGAATTGTCATTATATATATAATAATCTTTTAAAAAACTTTATTAACTAAAATTAATAAAGTTTTCTTGCATTTACTATTTCTTTCTCTTGTTCTTATTTCTTTCTCTTGTTCTTATTTCTTTCTCTTGTTCTTATTTCTTTCTCTTGTTCTTATTTCTTTCTTTTGTTCTTATTTCTTTCCTTTCTTCTTTTTTTTACCAGAATTATTATTTTGCTCTGGTTTTGCACCTCTAGGAGTTCTCTCTGCTTTCTCAGCTGAACTAAATAATTTCAACAATTCTTCTTCAGATATTGCTGGGCTAGCTGAAGCATTAGCATTAGCATTAGCATTAGCTTCAGATTGTTCTGTTCTTGCTCTAGCATTTGCTTGAGCCTTTGACTGCATACGTTCTTTCATTTTTGCCATCTTCATGCGCTGAGTCAAGTTGGCTTCCATAGCACCCATATTCATCTTGGCACCACTTCCACCCATTGCAGCACCTAAATCACCCATTCCCATCTTAGATAACATAGACTGAATATTCCCCATACCTGGCATATTTTTCATCTTATTCATAATATCAGTGGCTTCCGAAATTAATTCACTCTCTTTTAGATCACCTGATTTTATTTTATCATCTAGTTTGCTTCCAACATTCTTAACAAGTCCCATCAATTTTGCTGGATTTTTTATTAAATTTTGAAATACATCTTTCATGTCCGTAGTATTTTCAAAATCCATATTTAAGTCAGCAGCGGTTTCTTCTGCAATTTCACGCGCCAATTTCCCGAGTTTCCCATCCAACATCCCCGTAATATGGTCGTGAATTTGAGTTGGATCTGGCATGTCATCCATTTTTAATCCTTCTCCTAAATTTTCAGAATCACTTTCAAAATTACCACTAGAATCAAAGAGTCCTTGCATATGAGACAATGTCTCTTCCAATTTGCTCTTGAATTCGTCGGCATTAATTGCTTCAAAAAGTTTTGCAGTATCTCCAAAAGCATCCTTGTTTTCAAGTGTTCCAACAATTGAAAATGTAATTAATTGTAAATACTTCCAAATTGTTTCACGCGTTTTATCTGAAATATCACATTGCCATAAGTTTTTGAAATGTATTTTAGGTAAGAATTCAGTATCAATGTCAGATTCTTCCTTAAACATTTCATCATTTTGATATAAAATATCAAAAAATCTAGGAGGGAACTTTTTCGAACAGAAATCAAATAAAAGGTGAATAGATTTTTTTTCAGACGTTTCATGTGCAATATTTCTCTCTATTTCATCTTCGATATAATTAAAATGTTCTTTTGGACTCCACCATTTACTAATAAATGTCTCATATTCAGGAAAAGTAACTCTCAAATCTCCTATAAAATCACGAATAACTTTGAAAAATTCTTCAGGAACTGATTTGATAATGGTTTCTTCTGACATATTATTTAATAATAAATATATTTATTTAAATCAAACTCAAACAAATATATATATTGTATAGTATTACTAATACTAATTATACAACCTTTATAATTTATAAAACAATTATAATGAAATAGAAATTAAATCAGACAATTTTGTTAGATTTTCAATGTATTTCATGGTTTTTGATTGTTCATCTGCATTCATTTTTTTAACAGGATCTCTTAATCTATCAATAGCTTCAGTGATTTTATCAGAATAAGGTGAAACAGATATGTCATTTGCATAATCTTTATTTACAAAAAACTCGATATTACCAGAGTCAATCTCTTTTCTATATTTTTCAACAACATATACTTTCCAAATTTTTACAATTAACTTTGGGTTTGCTTTTCTAGCAGTTAAAAATGCATTTTTTGCTGTTAAAATATCTGTATCCTCTGGAAAAACATTCTGGACATCATTTACAAACTCCAAAAAATGATCATTAAAAGCGCTTAAAATATTAGTAGCCATTTATTTAATTTTATATTTTTATTTTTAAATTCATTTCGCAATATATTATATATCCACCTTTTTAAAAGGTGGAGCCAAAAAGTTTCCATTATATCCACCTTTTTAAAAGGTGGAGCCAAAAAGTTTCCATTATATCCACCTTTTTAAAAGGTGGAGCCAAAAAGTTTCCATTATATCCACCTTTTTAAAAGGTGGAGCCAAAAAGTTTCCATTATATCCACCTTTTTCACATTGAAGATTTAAAATGGGATATTTATTCAAAATGCTTATTAAGTTTATTATAATTATCTAAATTATTAAATTTACATATTTTATGTGTATCACCATGTGTTTTTCCATTACAACCTGTTGATTTTGTACAAACTTCCAAACACTCACCCATTTTTTCTACCCATTTTATACATTTTTCATTTATAATTTTGTTATTATCTGTTTTAATATATGTTTGAGTATTTTCCATTATAAAGAAATATAATATTATAGTTTTATATTGTTTTTGTTCCAATTTAAATCTTCAAGGGTGTAAAAAGGTGGAGCCAAAAAGTTTCCATTATATCCACCTTTTATCATTTCAAACGCCGATTTCAAACTTTTGTATAAGATTAAATTGTTCTTGAATTACAACCTGAAAATAGTGAATTATTGTTTATTTTTGTTATAATATCGCTGATACCTTCCTTCCATACATTTACATCATTCCACTTATTTTCCTTCTCTGTATAAATATTTTTTATATAATCATTTTCAAAAGGTTCATTACAGGAATTGACAAAATAAATATTGTTATTTTTATAATATTTTATAAATAGTTCTTGTAATTCTAATACATCTTTCGTATTATATCTACATAAAACAATAATCGGTTTCGTATCATTTATAATATTATTAAATCTTTCAATTCTTCTATTATATTTATTTAATACAACACTATAATGATGATACCATTTTTCAGTGATACAAATGTCGTATTCTTCGCCAAATACACCCTCGCCTAATACACCATCGCCTATATTATTTTCAAAATTAGTATTATTATTGGTTAACGGATAATCGTGTGGAAATTGAAAACCATAATGGTCTATTAATCTCGTTTTATTGTAATTAAAAGTTAAATTTTTATGAAAATATTTAAATTTAGTTTCAAAACACATTTGTAGAACCTCTACATTAGAAACAATCCAATCAAATGGGAGAGCAAATTCTCGCAAATTTAACTCCATTAATGCTGACGCCGGTGAACAATCATATCCAATTGTTAAATAATTAAAACTCATTTATAATATCTATATATATATATATATCTATTTGCTGCATTTCAAATTTTACACCAAGAAAATATAATCTTTCTAAGATTACTCATATGAAAAAAGAAAATACAATAAAAATTATTTGTTAATTGTCGTAAATCTAATTGTCGTAAATCTAATTGTCGTAAATCGGCGTTTGAAATATTAAAAGGTACATTAGATAGGAGGTCTATTTCCTGACATTTTCTGCATATCAGATTCTCTCTCCTCTTGCATTTTTTTCATTCTAGACTCCATCTCTTGGTTTGAATCATTTTCAGCCATTTTTTTAGAACCTCTAATCGTTGTATTTGATTCTTCTTGATTATCATATTTTGATATTTGACCGCTAAATGCAGTGTTTAAATCTACGTAATTATGCATTTGTCGCATGCCTCCATTTCCTTTTGCTTCTAAATCTTCTGGTTCCTGGTCTAAAAAACTATATTGGTCTGATACTATATTATTAAAACCGCCTCCCAATGAAAATGCCATTGGTTCCATATTATTTTGTGTAGCTTGTCTAACTTCTACTTCTTGTCTAGGTTTTAAATGTTGAAGAATTTGATCACCATATAATACTTGATAACCTTGGTTTAACAACAATAATGCAGGTACTCGTGTAATATTTTCTGGTAAAATTATTTTTTGCCCATTTTCTAAAATAATATAGGTTTTATTAGAAGCGTCCTTTACTCTTTTATCAATACAAATAAAATGAATATCATTTTGTACATTTGATTTAGATAACATCTGTAAGTATTTTTTTGAAACTTCGCAGTACTTGCTATAATATAAAATGCTGCTCATTATATTACACTAAGGAAATTCAAAATGAATATTTAACTCAAATCCACCTTTATCCACCTTTATCCACCTTTTGAAAAAGGTGGAGCCAAAACTCTTACAAAATTTATATAATTAAGTAATTCTAAATATAATAAAAATAGAAAACAAAATAGCAAGGTTTTGGCTCCACCTTTTTCAAAAGGTGGATAAAAAGGTGGATAAAAAGGTGGATAAAAAGGTGGATAAAAAGGTGGATAAAGGTGGAGCCAAAACTCTTACAAAATTTATATAATTAAGTAATTCTAAATATAATAAAAATAGAAACAAATAGCAAGGTTTTGGCTCCACCTTTTTCAAAAGGTGGATAAAGGTGGATAAATGTGGATAAAAAAATGATTTAAATTAATAATTTAAATATAATATTACAATATATAGTAATGAACCCACACGTTGAATTAATTGAAACTGATGATGATTCTATTGGCTTTGCCTTAAGCGGTGTAAACGTAAGCTTGGCAAATGCATTGCGAAGAACTCTGCTTTCCGATATTCCTCAAGTTGTATTCAGAACAACACCAAATGAGCAAAATAAATGCACAATTTATGTCAATACGTGTCGCCTTAATAATGAAATTATAAAACAGCGCCTTAGTTGCATTCCTATTCATATTAAAAATATCGAAGAGTTCCCCCTTAAGAACTATTTATTGGAGGTCAATGTTGAAAACACTACAGATAATCTTATATATGTCACTACAGAGCATTTTACTATTAAAGACCTTGTTACTGATAAAGAATTATCAAAAGATAGGGTTCGCGAAATATTTCCGCCTGATGACACCACTGGTTATTTCATCGACATTGTACGTTTGCGACCCAAAATTTCTGAAGAGATACCAGGTGAAAAGTTGCATCTAACTTGCGAGTTTGATATTGGGTCTGCGAAGGAAGATGGAATGTTTAATGCAGTTAGTACTTGCTCTTATGGTTTCACAATTGATACTGCAGTTCAGGAGGCTGAATTAGCCAGAAAGATGCAAACATGGAAAGACGAAGGTAAGACTCCTGAGCAGATCAAATTTGAGGCGGAAAATTGGAAGCTCTTAGAAGGCAAACGCATTACCAAAAAAGATAGTTTTGACTTTGTTCTACAAAGTGTTGGTGTATATACAAATGATGAGCTTTTGAATGCTGCGTGCAAGATCATTATCGGTCGTCTTGGAGATTTGGATACGATTATTGAAAAAGACGAACTTGTAATCAATAATGCAGACAATACACTTGCTAATTGTTTTGATGTTATTCTGGAAAATGAGGATTATACCATTGGAAAAATGTTAGAATATTGTCTATATAGCAAATTTTATGAGACCAATGTACTTACCTTTTGCGGTTTCAAAAAGATGCATCCACATGACACTCATAGCATTATTCGTGTTGCCTATGCGGAGGCAGTAGAGAAATCGACAATCAAGGGTCATTTGAAGGAATGTATTGCGGATTCGGTTGAAGTGTTTACAAAGATGAAGAAGGACTTCTTGTCAACTTTTAACAAATCCACCTTTTCAAAAGGTGGAGCCAAATATAAATCCACCTTTTGAAAAAGTGGAGCCAAATATAAATCCACCTTTTGAAAAAGTGGAGCCAAATATAAATCCACCTTTTGAAAAAGTGGAGCCAAATATAAATCCACCTTTTGAAAAAGTGGATTTATATTAAATTAAAAATATTATTCTTAAAAAGTGGACGAAATCGTATCTACATTACGTTTTCTCATCTGAAAATTCAAGCAAAACATTAGCAGTGATGGATGTAATTCATTCACATATTTTTGGACAATAGAGCTAGTTATAAATTGTTTTTGCTCTCGAAGGTCTGTCAAATATGTTTGATGAATATTGAACATATGCGTTCTGTATTGGTCAGGATATTCCTTCAAAGGCTTTTCTTTTTTTATATAACAAGCCTTGTAATTTCCAAATAATGTATCTGTGAACAAATGCAGTTGGTCTCTAAATATAGAAAACTCTTTCTTATTTTCTGGATAAAATCCAAGAAAATCACAAACTTTACCCTCTTTTCGCAAAGATAAATACTGATATTGCAACTTAGGCTGATTTCCACGTAGACTACGCACTTGCTCATAAACTGGGTTTCTAATCTTTGCACGTTCTCCTGTAACGCGGTTATGAAGCATGATACCAACAATGCTGTAAGGCGTATTCATAGATGCATACTTTTCAATCAAGTCCGAGTATTTATCAAATGTGTATATTTCAGGAAATTGAATGGTAACATTACTAGGAAATAATTGTTTGAAAATGTGCGGATTAAATACTTGGACGAAAATATTAGAATCTTCATTAACAATTGTATAAGCTGCCGTTAAATACAATTGTGGCTTATTAAATGGTACAACAATTCTGTTTTCTGGATGCTGTAAAACAAAACTATAACAATACATAGGGTTCAACATATGTAATACCAAATTACAATTTGCAGCAGCCTCTAAAAACATTTCTCTAAAACTTTTACCCTTTTTACCATTTGCGCCTTTGAAAAAAGTAGACGTTGCGCCAGGTGTATTTCTTGTGGCTATTTCCCAACCGCCTGATAGACCAATTGAAGGGTCCCAAAATACATTTATCATTGTACCTTCTATAAATTCTTCTGCTAATACTCCTTCAGTAGTCTCACTATAATTCTGAATAAATCTATCACTAGGAATTGATTTAGGAGGTGCGAAACAAACCACTTTATTTTGGCTATTTACGATTATCGCACGACATAGACCATAAGTTGAAATCAAATCAGAAACCAAAAAATTCTTATCATATCGAATTACCTTATATGTAGCATTATTCGATGTTCTACATTCAACTTTATTTAATTTTAGTATAGTTGAAGTAGTCTCAGGGTTTTCATTAATAATATGAGTAAACCCGGGAATTTCAGATAATTTGTATTGTATATAACTCATTTGTTATTAAGTATAATTATCGATTTGTCTTTAAACTATATTTTATATTGATTTTTACTTAAGCATAAAAATTTCTAGTATAAATATAGAAACAAAATGTCAACCAATTCTGATAGTGAAAATGAATCTGAAAATACATTACTTGATGAAATACCTGAATCTACACTAACTGAAAGAGAAGAACCTATAAATGAAATCAAATTAGAATTGCAATTAGGCGATGTTATAGAACTAAAAAATCCGATAAATGAACAATTGAACGATAAAACATTTATTATTGATTATATTGATTCAGAAAAAATGATGTTAACAGATACAGAAACGTTGAATACAATTCGTCTAGGTATATCACCTGATGGAATTATTGGTGACGGAAATATTATAAATATTTCAATTATTAGCCGCAATGAATCGCGCAGTTATTCTGAGCAAAATGGTCTTTTACCTGGAAAGTGGATAAATATTTATTTTGGTGGTGAATTTCCAACTATTATAACAGGTGAGATTACTAATTTAGAAAATGATATGATTGAAATTAAAAGCATAGATGGTGATACGCTATATTTAAATTTTGATTACAAGGGAATACCAGAAGATTTACCAATTGAACTCATAGAAATTAGAGAGAAACCCGAAGAAAAACCTCTTGTCGAAGAAGAGCCTTTTGAAGTAATTCCAGAATTGGAGCAAGAAAAAAGAGTGTTGGGAGATGTGCCATTACAAATTGATGTACCAATAAAAAATGTCAAGGATCAATTGAGAGAATTTATTATTAAGGCGGACCAAATTGAATTCGGTGAAGAAGAGTTGGGACCAATTATTCAATATGTAGATGTTGCTCTTAAAAGCCAACGATATAGCTTAGAAACACAAGTAAGTGACTTATTAGATGAACTTCTCTCTACCATTCCAAGCACACAAAGAACAACAAGAGTTCTCAACAACATTCATATTATGATTGAAAGATTTAAACAATTGAGAACTCGTTTCTCAATATATGACAAATATGGAAATGTAGAAAATGCTTTAATAAAGGAATCCTCTTACAAACCATTGCTTGACTATTTTACCAATTTTAATAAAAATTTATATTGGATTTTACCTGTTGTAAAAAATGTCAAAAAAATATACGACGCTGAACATATTGATGAGGATAATAATGATATTGAAAATATAAGTTTATTCTCCGATTTTGAAAATATGCAAGAATTGATTGAAAATTATAAATCCAATAATTTGCCAGTAGACCAGAATAAGTATTCCGCTTTATATTCGGATTTAGAACCATATTTAACGCCTTTTGAAAATTTACCAGAAGAGTCAATGAACGATATTATCATAGAAAAAGCAGTGAATACGAATATAAATACAATTATTGATAATTTAACCGAAATGTATTCCTCTATTTTCAGTAGTAATGCAGTGAGAAGCAGAAGGTTTGTAATTTCTAAATATAACTTGGCTAATAGTAAATTGGATACCATAGATTCAACTGGTGCAAATTTTGTAACAATAAGAACCAATATTACAAGTAATGATATATTATCGATTAAATCGTTTGTTACATTACCTGAACAGGCTATTCGTTTTTCAAAGATTAATTTACCAGGCACTACTATTTTAGACAAAGCCAAGCTAAATCTCATATTTTTGGATTATTGGGAACTTCTAAAGAAGAAAACAAATGTAAGTAATATTTTCATAGATAATTTAGAAACTGATATTGAATTCAACGAGCAGAATTTTGTGGATAATATTAAGAATTACATATTGAATTTGAATTATGATGATGTAAAAGGTATGACAAAGGTTGAAATTTATGACAAATTTGTCAAACTTATTATTCCAAAAACCAAGGTTTTGTTTAATTTAATGAAGAAATATATTCATGGAAAGCTTTCAATTGTTGATGTGGTTTCTTATCTGGAACCATTCTTAGTCTATAGTGATGACCTAACCTATATGCAATACACCGAAATTACACGATTTATAGATGAAAAAATTTCAGAATATAATAAGAAGTTTATTGAGCGCTCTAGATTATTTAATAAATTTGCGTCATTCAGGTCAGACCAACCCATGTTCAATGTTGCTTTCTCGATTATTGACGTTCTTTCTAAGCAGTTACGAGATGATGTATTTAATGAAGGTTATGGACTTTTTGAACCTGAAAAAACATTTACCAATTCCGAAATTTTGAGAAAATTAACAATAAAAGACTATACAAAATTATACACTACCGCGCTTTCATTACAAAGTGCCCCACTCATGTTTCCTAGTGAATTTTCGTCACTCTTTGATGAAGAGAAGAAAGATAAGGATGAAAAATTGAAAGCTCAAGAAGATGATAAATGCAGAACCATTATTGTAGCCAAGTATTATGATTCAATACCAACATTAGATGCAGATAACGATAAACTTATTTACTTTGACAAGAAATATGATAGGACTAATTATGGTTTAATGGAGACCGATTATGGAAAGGAATTATTGACAATGTCTTCAGAAGACTTAAAATTGCATATTATGAAAAATCTTATGGAAAAGAAGAAAATGACTGAATCGGAAGCGGATTATTTATCAAATACTTTAATAGATGGACATAAAAAGGTTATTGATGGTCAATATGCTATTTTATATAAAGGTTATAGTGAGATTAGTTCAGATGAAGTAGATTTTTATGTAAGAAAAGGTAATAAATGGGTTCTAGACAAAGATGCTAATAAAAATAATATAAATTCTGATGAATCTGGTGTATTATGCGATATACAAAAACAATGCATCAATGTTCCTGGTAATATAGACGATAAATGTGAAAGTATGCAAACAAATGAACTAGAATTACAAACCAAATTGTTAAAAGATGTTGTCAGTGAATTTGATAATAAATATAAAATGACAAAAGAGGAATTTCAAAAAAATATAAAAGAGCGTTTTGACTATTTTATGAGTATTATTTCCACACTGAATAAGATTGAAACTTCCAATATGTTAAAATACAATAATCAAAAATATAAATTAGGTTCCAATATTGAAGATACTATAAATACACAACCTGTTTCACCATATGCACAAGTTTTAAGCTTGATATTAGGACAATCTGATTTTATTAAAAAACACCAAGATATTATTAAATTTACAAATTTGTATTTGAGAGAAGGAGATTATACGCGGGTATTAGAGGATAAACATTGGTTATATTGCGTAAAAACAAATATTAAATTGATGCCTGCATGGAAATATAATTTGGCAAATGCTTTTGTTATTGGAGGTCAATATGAATATATTGATTATTTAGAAAAAGTTAAGTCGCAGATAGGTGTTATGGATGAAGGAGGTGAATGGTGGTGTGATAAGTTCAGTGGTTGGCCTATTTGCAAAGTTGATTTCGATTTAGAAGAGGGTTATGAAGGTAGTGGATTCAAAGCTTCATCAAGAGCTATTATGGAGTCGGATGCTGGAAGCAAAATTATATCTTCAACTGGCGAAAAAAAAGTGCAATATACTACACCAGAAACAAAAATTATAAATAATATTGTCAATGCGTTAGGTGTTGCAATGGGTATTAACATGGAAACACAAAAAGAGTTTATTATTAATGTAGTATTAGATTCTATTCAAAACACATTGGAAACTGAAAATGACTACAAATTGAAAGTTAGAGAGATGGCAGAAAAAGGTAAAAAAATGCCATCCTACAAGGATTTTTACAACACTGCATTATTATATTATACTCTCGGTGCATTTTTAATTGCTATTCAAACATCAATGCCTTCTATTAAGACCAGAAAGACACATCCAGGATGTGTACGTTCGTTTACTGGTTATCCATTTGAAGGAAGTGGTGATTATAGCAGTGTTACTTATTTAGCATGTATTGCTTATGATATAAGGGAGTCAGGTGAGCCATGGAATGTTTTAAAAGGGAAAAAACAAGAAATCATTGTAACAAAACTAAAAGCAGTCATAAATGATGTCATATTATCAATTCCAGATGTAAAAAGAAAAATGGAAGAAAAAACTGCTTACTTATTAACTAGTAATGCTGATGTTATACCAGAAGAACATGATATTGCACGATGGTTGCAATTTTTACCACCACTCGTTAACTTCAAGATGCGTCATTTAGTGAATGTTTCAGAAGAATTTAAAAAATCACTTATAAGTGAATTAAGAAATGGGTCGATTCATCAAAGAGAGAAAATATTAATGATTGACTCTAAAATGATTCAATTCTCTCTTGCTATAGTTGAAAGAATACAAGAAGTTGTAAGGAAACATCAACTACTTTTACACTCCTCTAATAATGAACCTTATTTAGAAAATGCTTGTTGTGAAAGCAAAGAAGGAGAAACTACAATTTCCTATTTTACAAATAAAGATTCTAGAATTACTGAATATAACCAAATTGTTACACAATTATCAAATATGATGGAAGATATTATTAGTTATTCAAAAAGTGGACTTTTTTTCAGCAATGCAAATACAAAAAATGTATATCCATCTATTAATAAGGATTTCAGTGAGAAAACTATTTATTTAGCCTTTATTTACTTTTGTAAATTTAAATCTCTTATACCTATTCCAGAGGATTTACTTCCATTGTGTACAGATAAACCTAGTACTAGTTTAATTAACACAAGCGATTCTGTAGAGCGTATTATACAAAAATTGAAAGAAGATGGTCGTAATTATAAAAACGAACAATTTTTAAGACTTTTACAAATTATTGGACAAAATAATATTATCCATATAGAATTTTCAAACATGGAAGTATCATCTATTACAAAATTAATTAAATTATTGGAAGCATTTGATGATGAAAACGATGAAGTTGTTGATAAATCATTGAGGAATTTAATTTTAAAAGCAATGGATACTTATGAATTAGCTACTATTAATTATACACAGGAAGTGAAGGATTTAAACAATTATTTGATAAGAAATATTGAAGAAATGAAACAGGAAATTATTGATTTTGTCCAGAAAAATTCAGGTTCGAATGTTTCAAATAGTTCAGTTAGAAAAATGGTAAAGACTATTCAGAATTTATCTACATGGACTGCGGACTCTTCTGAGAGTTCCAATATATCAAATGATACGCTTTATAATGTAACTAATTTTTACAAAAATTTTATTTATAATTTTGTCAATATATTTCCAAATATTATTTTAAACAAAGTAAATTACGACGATATACACATACCAAAATACTTTAGGTTTTCAGATAATCATGCTTACAAACTTAAAAAATATATTAGCGAATATTATGAAAAATTAAAATCATTTTATGGAATCAATACACTAACAAATATTCTTAGTAAAATACAAAAAACATCAAAAAATCTGGTTCTAATAGCAAATTACACACCTGCATTTAGTAGTATTAAGAATGGTGAAGAAACAATAAAACCTGTGTTTGACGAGAGAACAAGTAGATTTTTATTCGAATATTATTTATTACGTGTTTTCATTAATTATATTGAGTTATCTGATGATGATGATATATTAATGACCGAAGTTGTTCAAGAAATGGAAGTTAATGACGTATTCTCAGTTGAATATTTAGAAGATACTGAAACTAGAGCGGATTTATCTATGTCTAAAAAGCATACTACAATGCTAAGCGGTAACAAAAAAGAATTAAGACAAAGAGTCTCTGAACTTTTTATTTGTTTTATAAATATCATGAATAATGAAAAGGATACAATAGATACATCGTATGAAGTGATACAAGATAGAGTGTTTAAATTACGAGAAAGAGAGAAAGATTTAGTTACAGATAGATTGAAAAGAATGACCGACGAAGAACGTAATGCAGATACTATTTTGAAGATTAATAAGCTGGGAATGTATAGTAAAGGTATGCAGAAAGGTCTTACAACGTTGGATAAGGATTTTTATGATGATGAACGTGATTTTAGAGATGAAATGACAAAAGCAGAGAGAAACATAAGAAGAACAAATGCTGATGCTAATGACGAAAACATTGATATCTTATTGGAAGAATATAGAGAACAAAATAATGTCGATCAATTAATAGATGATGAAGCAAATGATATGAGTTTCATGGGCGAGACATATTATGATGGAAATACAGATGGTGTTGGAGCACCCGAGGAAGAAAATGACGATTACGAAACTGAATATTAAATATAATAATAAAATTAACTAAATAATAAATAAAAGATTTAGAGTAATTCTTTGTTGTAAGAATATTAAATTGTTTATAATTATAAAATTATAAAAAATTGTGTATACAAATATATATGATGACTAAAAACTATATTAGAGAAAATCCGACACTTATAGCAATTGTATTATTTGTTATTATTTACACAACCATACAAATAATGAAACCATCATGTTTTTATAATAAAGATGGAAGTATTAGAGAATTTGGTATTGGTTATAAGAATAAAACAATTTTACCTATTTGGCTATTATCACTTTTTCTAGGAATTTTATGTTACTTAGCAGTCATATATTATATAAATTATTATAACAAAATTGTCTTTTAATATCGAGACAATTAAAAGACTAATTTTGTTATAATTGTCTTTTAATATCGAGACAATTAAAAGACTAATTTTGTTATAATTGTCTTTTAATATGGAGAGCTTATATAATATATATTTGTATATTATATAATGTGTGTCATTATTTATACTAAAATAAATGGGAAACAAATTTTAGTTAAAAACCGAGATAGAACGTATAACCCCAAAATTGAAATTATTCATGAAATAGTTAATGGTATGGAAGTCGTTTATATAAATGATTTAATTACCGGTTGGAGAGAAGGTATGAATGAAAATGGTTTTGGTTTAATTAATTCGTCTTTGGCTACTTCACATGATGATAATAAATCTATACATGCTCAAATAAAACATAATCCAAAATTGTTTCATCATTATAAAAGTAAGATTAAAGGAAATACTATTTACAATATTTTGGTCGATAGAGACTTTGAAAAAAAAATATACGAATGTTTAAAACATGATAATTGCAGCAATATTGCAGAAGGACATAATTTAATTGTAACAAAACATGATGTTTTTCATGTAGAGAAATTTAAAGATAAAGATGTGAATGATTTCTTTATAAATAAATTAAATGATAATGATAGTATTGTATTTACAAATCATAGTATACATGGTAACGGAGGGTATTTTAAAGGACACTCGGGTCTCTCTTCATTTTTACGTAAGGAAATTATTGATAGTGAATTAAAACATACTAAAATTCAAAGCATTGATGATTTATTGAATATATTAAATACTAATTATGAAAATATTGACCCACGTTTCCATCCATATAGAGATAGTAATATTAGTAAAGCTTTTAGTAGGTATAAGAATGCAAAATATGTTAGCACAAACGCTCAATTAATTTTCAATATGACAGACAAAATATTTAGTTATTTTCCAGACACTCATCATGATAAGTATGTAAAATATTTAAATAAACTACCAAATAATTATACGCCTAAAATACAAGTGTATATTCATAATACACAAAAAAATATGTTGAGGAAAAAAAGAATATTTACCCAGGGTTATTTACATAAAATTTATAAAAGATACAATTATAAAACTTCAAAAATGCGTAAAAATAAACAGCGTCATCATACTAAACGACAAAATAATCGTGATAAAATACAAAATAAAAAGTTTACTAGAAAAAGAATACACCATTAACTTTTCTTATTCACATATTCATTTTTTTCATTCTTTTCAATAGCTTTTATTTTTTGTTTATTTTTTTTGTCAACAAATGTATTTTCCTCTAATTGATTTTTATCATCTTGAAAAAGTGTCTTTGTTAATGCAAAATCTGATTCTTCTATTAATCTTCTCTCTTCTATACGTTTTAATTGCTCTTTTGTTTGAACAATTAAAACTACTTCACTATTATCATCCTCTATCCATGGGTCCATCATGTTTTATTTATAATTATATGACTTTATTTTTATGTATTTTTTATAATGTTTATCATAGAGTGTATATTTGGTCGGCTCCTATTGATGCCTCTTTTTCAGCCTTTTCTTCTTGTTTTTTATACCTTGCTGCAGTTTCTTCCATAGTTTTAACACTTTTTTTACAACTTTTTGTAGAAATATTCAATTGTACAACGGATGTAACTAATAAACCAGTATAAATATACCACATTGCTTCGCCTACATTGTCCTTTGTTACAACTAATTCAAATAATTGCTGTCGTAAAGTTGTTGTCTCTTGAGGAATCATTCCATTTGCACCAGGCTTATATTCCGGTTTCATAAGAGGTGTTAACATTGTCCAAAAATCAGCAAAATTATGTGGTGTCATTTGATTAATCAAAACAGCATTATTTCCACAAATTTTAATTATAGCATCTGCAGCACCCTGCATTTTTATCTTTGCTTCTTCACTAAGACTGCTATCTGTATTTATTTTTGGTTGAATATCTTGAGATACTAATAAATCTGTAATAATTTTATTTGCACTAGAAGATACCCAATAATAACCTATTACATCCGAAAATGCACTTTTAAACCCTGGATATATAGTTAAAACAACCATCAGAATTCCAAAAATGAGTGTCCATGGCACAAATGTTGTTAACCCGGCAACTCCTATATTATCCATAGAATTACCTCCACATTTTGAAGTAATTACATTCATATTCACCATTGTTTGTATTACCATAACAACAATTAAATATACTGCTAAAAAAGCATAACTATTAGTTAAATATACAGGATAATCAGTTGGACTTGTTAATATATCATATGTTAATCTAGGTTTAAATATAAGATAATATATGTATGTTGTTAATAAAAATGAAATAATATTTGTATAAGAAGTTGTAAATGATTCAGCCATATAGATAATATGTATAAATTAATTTATAATTTTAACAATATTTAATATGAATTTTGATGACTTTTCTAAACCAAAACTCACTGAACCAGGCGTAAAATATTTTTTACACCAAACTCTTAAGCAATGTCATGTTGCTCGTGACAATTTTCATAATATGGTCTTTAATATTGGTCTATTTATTGCATTTTTGTTAATTTTAGGATTCATTTTGTTATATAAATACAAAGGTAAATTGTCGCCGGTTGAAGTAGCGCAAAAAAATAAGGAGAAACAGCAATATATTTTATCAAAAATTAAAAATTTCCAACAAGCTAAGCGTATAGCACATCAAGAAATTATTACTGGGTTACCAAATTGGGAGAATGAATATGATATTATACATTCTAAACCATCTTATTAAATAGTATCAAAAAATATTATTTTTTGTCGGTGTAATTTACAGATAATTAATTTATTCACTCATAATATAAATGGAAAATATAAAAGAAGCGTTAAATGAATATTTTAAGCTTAAAAATAAATATGAAACTCAAATAATGACAAACAAAAAGAAGATTATGAATAAAAATTTTCTAAGCAAACGAGAAAAAAAAGAAGAATATAAAAAACTTAAGCCAAAATGTATTCATTGTAAGAGACCAGGAGGAACATTTTTTTCTAGTATTTATGTAGCTGAAACTGATACAACTGAATCTTATAGAGAGCTACGTTCAGTATGTGGTATTATTTCCGACCCGTGTAATTTAAATATTACTATTCATTTGTCAAAAGTAGAATTAATGCCTACTCTTTTAAAAAGCATGGAAGATGATATTAAAACATATAAAAATGAAATTATTGATCATAAAAATAAACTATTATTTGGTTTTTTAAATACAGAAGATGCACTTGAACATTTTGAGAGTGTGAAGGAATATATAGGCAATATTACCTCTTTATATGAACAATATCTAGAAAGTTATCATACAATTGTTGATAATGATGAAAAACAGCAAGAATTGAATGAAGCTATTACAAATTCATATATAGAGATTGAAAAAATTAAGGACTGCCTTGTTAAAATGAATGAAACTGATAATGTGCAATATGCACGTGATGCTGTAACAATTTATAAAACTATATTAATGCCTTTATTACATACCATTAGAGAATTAAAATATAATGAAACTTTCATTTGGCATAATGAATATACAAATACATGCAATTTAATACAAAATAAGTATAGTATTGCTAATTTATCTTTCTCTAGTTCAAATGATAAGGTCATTTCATTTGATATTGGATTATCGGTGCAACCATTATCCAATAAAAAACCTAGAATTATTGTGGAATCAGAAACAGAAACGGAAACATTATCTTTAGAATCTGGGGTGCCTGACCCCATATATGGAGATGGTCTTGATGGAGTTAAATGGAATGTCCCTGAATATGACAGATTATGGTCTAATTTACCAACCCAATTAAGAACCGCACTTATTACTGACCGAGAATGGTTGCAACAATTTATGGCTAATTGTGTTGCTGCAAGAGCATCAGGACAACCATGTAAATTTACTGGCCCAAAAAATTTAATCTTACCACCTGAAATGGGTCCTGATGGAAAATATGACTTTGGTATTAATATATACAATCAAGCATTTGAAACTTTACCTCAAGAAACAAAGGCTATTTATTTAACATTTTACAATGAAAAAGATGGTATAACAAATTATAATATGTTAGCAAATGCGATGGATGACCTTGTTGCAAAGTCACTACAATTTGGTAAAGGTTATTTTTAGACGATATATTACAGATTTTTTATATTAAAATTATATAAAATATATAAATTATATATAATGTTATTCAATTACATTTCTCTACCTGCATTTTTAATTAGTTTTGCAGTTGGTCTTTTATTTGTTTATGTTTTGGGACCAGAAGTGAAAACAATTTATATTTACCCTACTCCTGAAAATGTCGATAAAATCTTATTTAAAGATAAGGCAGATAATTGCTTTCATTTTGTAGAAGAGATTATAGATTGCCCTAAAGATAAAAGTAAGATTTCAGTTGTTCCTATACAGGCTTGAATAATATTCTTGCTTTCAAAAAGAAACTCTTATAATAATATAATGGCCGTAAATCTTGGAAAGTTTGTTCATACAGAAACAGGAAAAATTTTGATGTCTATTTTATTGGGTTTTGGATTAGCTTCCCTCTTTAGAAAAATATGTAAAGACAGAGAATGCTTAATTTTTCACGCTCCATCTTTAGATGATTTTAAAGACAAAATATATAAAAATGATTCTGGAAAATGTGTTAAATATAATCATATACCAAGCAAATGTAATATGAATGCAAAAATAATTGATTTTGAGTAATCTATTTGCGCGTAAATTAGATAATTATTATATTCATGTTTTATAATAATTATGAGCGATTCGACATGCATTTTAGATTTGCCGACTGACCCTGTTGGTGGTGGTAACATTAGTAATGGTATAAACGCTAGTAATGGTATAAACGCTAGTAATGGTATAAACGCTAGTAATGGTATATCTTTAACTGCTACTGAAACTGGAGAACCATCTACTTCGCAATTATCTGGTGTTTCTTTAGACCAATCTACTATTAATCAAATTGTAAATGGACTTCAACAAGCGAGTTCAAATGGCGGGACTCAATTACCATCTAGAGATATACCTATGATGACTACTGGACATAGCAATGACCCACAAGTGCGTCCAAATTACGTACCACCACCTCCTCTTCAAAACGCAGATTATATTCAAAATTATGAAGAGAGTTCTGATATGATAAATACATATAATAAACAAATGCAAAATAGCAGCTCATTGGATGATATGTATAATGAAATTCAAACTCCTTTATTAATTGCAGTTCTTTATTTTTTGTTTCAATTGCCTTTTGTTAGAAAATTTTTATTTACCTATATTCCTTTTCTATTTTCAATAGATGGTAATTTAAATATGAATGGATATTTATTTACAAGTATTCTCTTTGGAGTAGTATTTTATTCTTTAAATAAGTTGTCTTGGTATTGTAATACATTTTAAATATCTTTTATTTGCATTTTATCTTTTGTTATATATTCATTGTAATAAAAATTTATAAATAAATATATAATTCCTATACCATATAATGAAAAAATAATTATAATAATATAATTAAAATAAGTTTCACTCGGAGGACTATAAAAATATAAATTCAAATATAATGCAAAAAACTGAGAAAGTTGTAATGTTGTTATATATTTTTTTATAAATTTTATATGTGATATTTTTAATACAGAACCCAAGTAATAGGTATACATAATTGTGTGTACAAATGAATTTAAAAGAGACGATGTCCATGTTGCATCTATTTTGTAATAATACGCTAAATGCCAAAATACAACTACTCCTATATGATGGTATTTTTGCAAGAAAATGGGCGAATTTCCTTTTAAATATATTAAAAATGTGTCTATAAATTCGTAATATTTTGAAACATAAAAATAAAACATGAGTTTATCAAAACTTTCGTCTTGAAAATAATAATTGGATTCAAATACAATTCCTTTTTCTAATAGAATTTGTGATAATGATAAAAATGTATAACCACTAAACAATGCGAGTAAACTATTATGCAAAATAGAAAAGAAATATAATGCAGTAAGATTTATACGCAAACTAGTTGGGTAATTTACATAGCCTATAATAGCTGCAATTGGAATCATATGACTACATGAAGTATACACTAAATCCATAATAATTATGTTATAGATTTATATTTATTTTTTATATTTTATAACCATGTATGTTATTACGTGTAATATATATATATAAAACATTTAAATATATATTGCTTGAATATGTAATATTTATATGTCAAGTTTCTTAAATTTAATGCATACAAATTATAATGATGTTACTAGAATGACATTGTTTAATTTTTTTAAAACAGGAAATCCTCTATATGATGCAATTATTTCTACGTTTGCTATTAGCTTGTTTGGGTTCACATTTAATTATCTTTATGATTATGGTATTAAACATGTTTTGAAAAATTGTTTATTTTTCGATTTAAATGATTGGTTCTACAAGAAAAATATAATTATTATTGAAGGAAGAAAAAGTTCAATTATTTGTAATTATAGTTTGACACATAGTGTGTCTTCCACATATAGTAATCGTTTCAAGGCAATTTGGGATTATATTATATTAAATATGGATACAAATAAAACTATTTACATACTTAAAGAATCACATACAAATTTTCAATCATCTGAAATCTCTTATGATAACAAAAGAAAAAATATGGATCTTTTTATGGTACACCAAACACGACATTTTAAAATAGATGAACATATTTATGTAAAGGTTGAAATAGAAAAAGAAGATGACAAAGATGAAAAAGAAAAGATAAAAACAAAGACTGACCTAATTACTATATATATTTATTCCTATAAATATAATATTTGTTACTTGAAAAAATATATTGATAATATCACTGAAAAATATTTGGCATCTATTAAAGAGAATAGGGCGAACAATAAATTTATTTATTTTTTAGATAAAGCAAAACCTTCCGACGAAGAATCAATGCTGAACTGCTGGGGAGAACATATTTTTGATAGTGCTCGAACATTTAATAACATGTTTTTTGATGGGAAAAAGGAATTATTAGCTAAGATTGATTACTTCTTGAAGAGTCGTGATTGGTATTATGAAAAAGGTATCCCTTATTCGCTAGGAATTGGACTATGTGGACCGCCTGGAACTGGCAAAACATCTTTCATTAAAGCTCTTGCGAATTATACTGGTCGACATATTATAATAGTATCTCTGAAATTGATAAAAACAAAAGCACAATTAGAAAAATTCTTTTTTGAAAATAAATATAATGGAAATAATGAAAATAATAGTATTACATTTGATAAAAAAATTATTGTATTTGAAGATATTGATTGTATAGGTGATATCGTTTTGGATAGAAGTAAACAAACTCTTTTTAGTGATAAAAATTACAAACTTAAAGTTAATGAAAAAGGAAAAGAAAATATTAATGTTAATGATGTTATTAATGGTATTTGTAAAATGAATGAAACTACAACTAATATATTATTATGTGAAGACAACCCAATTACACTTGATGATATTTTGAATTTGTGGGATGGTGTTCGTGAAACACCTGGGAGAATTTTAGTAATTTCATCAAATCATTATGATAAATTGGATCCCGCTTTAGTTCGTCCAGGTAGAATTGATATTACACACGAATTAAGTAATGCATCACGAAATGTAATTTCTGAAATATATTTCCATTTGTTTGGAAATAAAATAGATTCTACAAAACTATCAAAAATTAAAGAGAATTTTTATTCCCCTGCTGAATTAATAAATATATATATTGCAACAAGTAGAGACGAAAAACATTTTATTAAGCGGTTATTACAAAATAAAAAAATAACAAAAAATAATTAAATATGAATAATCGTTTTTTGTAAATATTTTATTTATATATATTTTCGTTTTATTTTTAAAAAATAATTATTTATTTAAAATAAAGTATTTAAATGGAAAAGGAAAAGGAAAATATTTTAAAAATAATTAATACTTTAATTGAAGAACTACCAGATGATGTTAAAAAAACTGAAACACCAATTGAGATCGACTTGATATTAGATGGTGGAGTATTTAATGGAAGTTATCTAATTGGCGCAGTTTATTTTTTGAAAGAAATGGAAAACCGCAATTTTATAAAAATTAAAAGGATTTCTGGTTGTAGTATTGGATCTTTAATTGGTTTTTTATATTTAATTAATAAATTGGATATTGTAACCGAATTATACACAGATTTTAAAAAAGATTTTAAAAAAAATTACAATTTTAAAAATTTAAAAAATTTAAAAAAATACTTGTCAGAAAAAATAACTGATAATGATATACGCGATATAATTAATAATAAATTATTTATTAGATATAACAATATACAAACTGGTTTTCAAAAAGTGAAATGTAAGTATAAAAATAAAGACGATATTATAAATACAATAATACGTTCTAGTTTTTTACCTTATTTAATTGATGGAAATATTGCATATGAAAATAAATATGTAGATGGGTTTAATCCATATTTTTTTAAAGAGAAACCAAATAGAAAAATACTTTTTTTTGATTTATCTGGTCCAGATAAATTTAGTTATATATTTAATATTAAAAATGAAAAAACAAATTTATATCGTATTCTCTATGGGATTTTAGATATACATATATTTTTTACAAAAAAAACAGAAACATTTATGTGCAGTTATATTGACGAATGGGGGTGTATAAATAAGATACGATATTATATTCGATTTTTTTTAGAGAAAATTATATGTTTTATATATTATTTTATATTTTTAATTAAAAATTATATAGATTTTCATTTAATAGATACAATTAGTTATAAAATTATAAATAATCTAATAAATGATATTTTTAAAATACTCATTCAAAAATATTGTATATAAAATAATTCGTCTAATTTAAGAAGTATTTATATTATTTTATTTATATGGATTTTGTTGATATTACTGATTCGGAATTCTCTTTAGGTACTTTTATTGTAAATGATGTTGCAAGTACCACAAGTGATGTTGTAAATGATATTGCAAATACTGCAAGTGAAATTATTTCGAATACAACAAATTGTATACAAGATGTTATTCCTAGTAATATTCCTAATAATATTCCTAACTCAATTAAAGAAGTTATTCCTCTATCTATTCATATAGATGATGATAATCATATCTTCATTTATATAGGTATATGTGTTCTCATTATTCTGATTATAGTTTTTGTATACAATTATTATAATAAAAATAAACAGGTTAGATTTAATGACACGCCTGATATTTGTTATCCGGGATCTTCATCATCATATTGCGGAAGGTCTGAATTTTAATAAATTAATAAATATCAAAGAATTTTGATTTTTTAGATTTTTTAGATTTCTTAGATTTTGTTTTGTTTAATTTGGATGTATTTTTTGCTTTAATTGTTTTTGATGTCTTTTTAAAGTTGAGTGCTAGTTTTTTCTTATTTATATCATCAGGTTTATAATTTAAAAACCATTCCTGAAATTCTTCTTTGTTGCCTTTTTCCTTTAATTCTTTATATTTTTCCGCTTTATGTGAACGATTTTCTTCTAATGTTTCTTGATGACCATAACATGTTATACTAAAACGACGTAGTAATCCTGTTTGTTTTAATCTATTTTTTTGTTGAACATCATACAAGAATTTTGAAATGCATAAAATTCTCTCCAAAAATTCATTATAATAAGGTTTGTCTGAATATAAAAATGCCAAATAGAAGCTCAACATAGTATCAATTGTGGCGACTTTTATTTTTTGTCCCTTTATATTTAATACATTGTAGCTATGACATGCAATAGGTTTATATACAAAGGCTATTGTATCATTACCAATTTTTATTTCATAATGCATAGGAACTATTTCTCCAATTGGGTCTCTTTTAATTATTTTAGCATTTTTAATACCAATATCTTTGAGTCGCTCCTTTACTATTTGTGCAGTTGTTTCTGGGTCATTTGAAAGCACATCAAAGTCTGCAATCTTTTCCAGGTGCATACGTAGTTTTTTAGGCATATATTGAGAATAAAGTGATAATGCATAACCACCAAAAAAGACAACTCCTTGGTTTACAAAAGTATTTCTCACGTTTTCATATATTTCATCCTCGTCTTCTTTATTTTCCATTTCTCTCTGATATTCTACGTGATTACAATTTATTGAAGTTAAAGGATAGTTTTTATTTAATAATGTCAGCCGTTTCAAAACCTTTTCCCATCGACTAATATCTCCAGCAGGTCTTGATAATTCCAAAAACATACCCATTCTCAAAAAATTTGGAGGTGCATATAATATACCATTTACTCGAATCGCGTCTTTTTTCATAGAAGTATAAATTGGTTTTGCAATATCCGTAATATCTGCAATAGGAATATAATTAACAAATACTTTATATGTACCCTTATGAACCCCTGATTTTGCTTCCACATCGGTAAATCCTGTTTTATAATAAATATCAGTCAACTCTTTGGCATCTTCTAGAGCATGAATGGTATAAAAATCATAATCAGGGATTTCGGCCTCTTTGTTATAAAATTGATCATCAGATGGTAATATATTGTTAATGGCAGTGCCTCCATAACAAATCAATGCTTTTCGCTGAATAAAATCCTCAACTATTTTTATGATTTTTTTAATATCTTCTGAATTGACAACACGTTTACCCATTTTTTCTTGAGCTTTATCCACAGCCATTCGCAATATTGTCAATTCACAATCTTCAAATGTTAAATCCTTGCATACATTTTTCTTCTTCATTTGTTTTCCTATATAATTGTTAGATAAATAAAATAAAAATTGATTTTATTTTATTTATAATTAAAGCTATTATAATACCTGAATGATGAATAATAACTCCCAAAGTTTAGATATGGATGTTCTATACGAGTTGGATAAATTTCAAAAAGGAAGTGTTAAAAAAAGATTAACTAATGAACTTGTAGAGTTTTCAAAATTAGGAGCATATATTCATGCAGAATTTAGCGAGAATACGAATAATAACAATTCATCTGTTGTTATTACTATTGTACTTAAAGGAGAAAACAATGTATATCATTTTGAGGTTACACATAATTACCCATTTACACCTCCCAAAATTTTTCGGATAAATTATAAAAACTATAAACAATATTTAAATATAGATTCACCCAAAACTTTGCAAGAGCTAAAGTTATACAAAGGAATTAATTGTTTGTGTTGTCATACGATATCATGCGGAGACAATTGGGGGCCTATGATGAGATTAAAAAATTTTATCGACGAATATAAAACGCTAAAACAATTTAGACGTGACATTATTAATCGTATACTTGCGCAAAAAATAATCGACAAATATTTGTATCCGGATGCAAATTTATTAGAATGGCTTATATAATGTATTATAGAAGGAGGATATCTAGATATCCATAGTGTAATAATCATTACCAAAAGTGCGTGTAGAATAGGAATAATCCGGGTTTTGTACTTCAGGGTCAGGTATAATAATAGGAACATATCTGAGTTTTTCTGGTTTTAAAACAAAAGCAGAGCCACCACGACTAAAAAATTGGTTATTTTCCATTAAATAATCGTCTACATATTGATAACGCATTGCAGTCATTTGACAACCATAATTTCTACATAACATACCACTAGGATTTGGAGGATCCATGTCTTTATCTGGAAAAACAATTGTCATTCCAGTTCTATTGAAATCTGTTAATTCAATTACATCTGGACTATTTTTAATATTATAATAGTGTATTCCTCTCATAAATATAGAATTACTTGTCATGTTAACATATTCTAGTAATTCTTCATTTTGTAAAAATGCTGTATTTGAGCGATCAATTATTAAAATAATTTTTCCCATGAATTTTGTCAATGCTAAGTCACCGAAATTTTTTCCAGTATTTTCAAAACTATAATCAACACCCATCATTTTATCGTATTTGGCAAATATTTTTGCTAAATTTGAAAACATCTCTTGGTTTGTGCTTTTCAATCTTAAATGAATAATAAGTGGGTCTGTTGGGTTAGGACATACTCCTCCTGCAAATGCATAAGAGTTTATTACTTCCATCACATCCCCAAATGGTACTGAGTTAAACGTTTCTTTGACATAAAAACTATCTTGAATGCTTGAAGATACTACAGGTTGGTTAGATATAGAATATATTTCAAAATCTAAACATCTTACACCTTGTTTTATAATTGATTTTAAGATACATGTATCTACGTAATTATTTTTATAACCACCGCCAGAGCAAGCATTATATGCACTACTAATATAATAATCAAAAAGTTTATAAGAATATTCTTCATTACCATTTGATATGGGCACTATATAGCCATTTACATCAGGAAATAATGTGTTTATACTATCACATTGTCTTGTTTTCAATACAGAAAGATATGACATATAACCCAAATATAGAAGGACTATAATCGTGATAATTACAAAAATTAAATAAGTCTGAAATTGTTCGTCTAAACTAGCTATTTTTTTCTTAAATTCAGCGTACATATTATATACATTTTCTGTTATTTTTGGAGTTTGCATTGGTTGAATTTGCGGTGTTGTCATAATCTAATATATTATATTATTTTAAAATGATTAGAATAATATAATTATTAAGAAATATAAAATAGAATTAGTTAAATTATATAGTAATGAAATAAAGAATTAAAAAGTTTCTATAGTATATACTTAGTATGGCTGGAGGTCTATTAAATTTAGTGGCAATTGGTCAACAAAATATAATATTGAATGGTAATCCTCAAAAAACTTATTGGAAAACAACTTATAAAAAATATACCAATTGGGGAAAACAAAATTTTCGACTTGATTATACTGGCACTCCCACTCTCAGTCTTACATCCGAATCAACTTTTACGTTTTCAGTAAAAAGGTATGCTGATTTGCTAATGGACTGCTATATTTCAATTCAATTGCCAAATATTTGGAGTCCTATTATGCCACCTCAGGCTATTGAAAACCCTGATGGTTCTATTACTTATACAGATTGGACACCTTATGAGTTCAAATGGATTGAAAATTTGGGAGCGCAAATTATTAGTCGCGTTTCAATTACATGTGGCAACCAATTATTACAGCAATATTCAGGTCAATATATTTTAGCGTCTGTATTGCGAGATTATTCTGGATATAAAAAAAATTTGTTCAACAAAATGATTGGTAATGAGGTTGAGCTGAATGATCCTGCCATGTATGATGCGAATTTTGGTTCATACCCGAATTCATTTTACACAGAAAGTCCTGCAGGATCTCAACCTTCCATTAATGGTCGCACTTTGTATATTCCTCTAGGTGCATGGTTTAACTTGGAAACTACTCAAGCTTTCCCTTTAGTGGCACTACAATACAATGAGTTGCAAATTAGTGTTTCATTTAGACCTATTTTTGAATGGTTTACTATACGAGATGTTACTGATTATGCTAACAATTATCCAGTAGTTGCACCAAATTTCAACCAAATATTTATGCAAATGTATCGATTTTTACAAACACCTCCAGATGAAGTATTGGGGGTTACTTCTTTTTTAGATACCAGAACATCATGGAATGCAGATATCAATCTAAATTGTACATATTGTTTTCTATCGAACGATGAATCGGAAGTCTTTGCTAAAAATGAACAGAGATATATATTTAAGCAAGTGTATGAGAAGCCTTTTTATAATGTAACTGGGCAAAATACAATAGATTTGAATTCTATGGGTATGGTTATTAGTTGGATGTTTTATTTTCAGAGAAGTGATGCTAATCTGCGTAACCAATGGTCAAATTATACAAATTGGCCTTTTTATACAATGCCACAAGGAATATCGAATGCTCCTACTGCAGGATCTTATCCAAATCCTGATCCAACAGGTCCTGCAACGATTGGACCAGGAACAAATCCTGATGGCACAGCAAGCGGTCTAGCGATTACTGGTGTATATAATCCGCAAAACATTAAAAATATATTGGTTGCACTTGGTATATTAATGGATGGACAATACAGAGAGAATGTATTGCCAGAAGGTGTCTATAATTTTATAGAAAAATTTGTGCGAACTTCTGGTGATGCTCCTGATGGACTATATTGTTACAATTTTTGTTTAAATACAAGTCCATATGTAACGCAACCTTCTGGTGCAATGAACATGAGCAGATTCACGAATATACAATTTGAGTTCACTACTATCAGTCCCCCTGTTGACCCTTATGCACAAGTGTTGACTATTTGTGATCCTTTGACCGGCGATATTGTCGGTATTAACAAGCCTACTTGGCGCATTTATGATTACAATTTTAATATGTATCTTATTGAAGAACGTGTGAATATGATCATATTTGTTGGCGGAAATGCAGGTCTAATGTATGCGATCTAACTAAAGCCAAATCGTATTACTGATAAATTTTGTATATCATTAAGTCCAACTACATAATGATAAGTAATTCCTATACAATGTTTGAAATCGCGAACATTTACTATATTCATACACCAATGAATATTATTGTTATATACAGGACTCGTAATAGAATACTTGAATTGTTCATCATTATGTGTTTTTGTAAAGCTAACTACATAAGCCTTAAACATGTTTTTTAAAATCAACGGCTTTCTTTTTAATTCATCGTGCTTTTTATCCTCTAGATATAGTTGTCTCATAAATTTTCCATTTCGCCAACGATGGTAATTTAAATATTCTAAAATAATGTCAATTATTTCTGACGGCAATGTTGCAAATAAATTCTTCATTTTATTGTGCATTTAAATAATAATATAATTTTTATTCAATTTTTATATTTACATAATTATATATATATATTCAACTGAACTTAAAGAGGTGCCACTACATGATGTTTATATTTTGTTAAAATGGTCCCTACATGTGTAGGTCATTTTTTTGCTATTTTTGTGTAAAGTATTTTGGAATTTTAATTTTTGAGCAAAGTATTTTGAGCAAAGTATTTTGGGAATTTCATTTTTGGACATTTATTTTGTCCATTTTTCGAAATCCCAAAATACTTTGCCCAAAAAGACAAGGTCTGTGACCATAATTGAATTTTATGGTCTCATCACCAAAAAAATAATGCAAAATTTGTTACGATAACTTTTTTTAAAATTTGTTAAAAAAGTTTTAGGCGTTTTATTTTGTTTACTAATTGTATACAAATGGAAACATTTTTAGCGCCAAAAAACGCCGGTTTTATTTGTAATTTATGTGATTATAAATGCAACAAACAAAGTGATTGGTCAAGACATCAGCAGACCATAAAACATACTTATCGTGTGGATGGAAACAAAATGGAAACATCTGGAAACAAAATAGCGCCGTCATGCATTTGTATTTGTGGTAAAGAATATACAACTAGAGCTGGATTATGGAAACATAAAAAGAAATGTTCAAATGATTTAAATATCAAACCAACTATAGAAGAAAATGAACCAAATGATTTAGTTGTAAATAAAGAATTAATCATTATGATACTCAAGCAAAACCAAGATATATTGAAAGAAAATAATGAGTTGAAACATATGATGATGGATACACACAACCAGATGTTTAAAGTAATTGAAAATGGAACGTATAATACTACTAATTCACATAACAAAACATTTAACTTAAATATGTTTTTAAATGAAACATGTAAAAATGCAATGAACATTACAGATTTTGTGGATTCTCTCCAATTGCAGATTTCTGACTTGGAAAATGTTGGAGATGTTGGTTATATCGAAGGGATTTCGAATATTATTATAAAGAAATTAAATGCATTGGATATAACCGAGAGACCGATTCATTGCACTGATAAAAAGAGAGAGACGATGTATATAAAAGATGAGGATAAATGGGAAAAGGAAGATGAAAAGAAAGCCAAATTACATAAATTAGTTAAGAAGGTATCAAACAAAAACATAAACCTTATTTCAGAATTTCAGAAATTACATCCAGAATATAGAAAATGTTCTTCCAAATATTCGGACCAATACAACAAAATTGTTATAGAGTCTATGGGTGGTAAGGGTGAAAATGATTATGAAAAGGAAGAGAAAATAATTAAAAAGGTTGCCAAGGAAGTATTTGTTGATAAAGGTCTTTAAGTTGTTTAATATATATTATTTACAATGAACTTAAAGAGGTGGCACCACATGCTGGGTTACCTTTTCGAAAAAAGGCTCGCAAAAAGGTAAGAAAAATGTTATAAAAATGTTATAAAAATGTTATAAAAATGTTATAAAAATGTTATAAAAATGTTATAAAAATGTTATAAAAGTGTAGGACCGACTTTTGAATATTTTTGGGCAAAGTATTTTGGGAAATTCGATTTTGGACATTTATTTTGTCCATTTTTCAAAATCCCAAAATACTTTGCCCAAAAAGACAAGGTCTGTGACCATAATTGAATTTTATGGTCTCATCACCAAAAAAAAATTTTTCATTTTGTTAGCATAACTTTTTTTTATAAATACTTAAAAACAAATTCTTTTGTCAATATATAGCAATGTTCAGCAATATTTTTAAGCCAGAATTAAGCTTCAAATTTTATTGTAATATTTGCAACTATGGAACTGGTAAGAAAAGTAATATAGAAAATCATAAAAATAGCACGAAACATAAAAAATCAATGTATTTCAAGCTTAATAGCAATGAAAATCATAAATTAAGCTTAAAATATACATGCGAAAATTGCAATAAAGAATATAAAGACAACTCTGGTTTATGGAGACATAAAAAGAAATGTAAAATAGATGAAACAATAAGTATTAAAAATGAATGTGATGAAAATAAAACCTCTCATGAAGTTGATGAGCTTAAAGAGTTTATGAAATATCTTATGAATGAAAATTCTGAAATGAAAAATATGATGCTAGAAGTAATTAAAAATGGTACGCACAATACAACAAATAATACAAATTCTCACAATAAAACATTTAATTTGCAATTATTTTTGAATGAAACCTGTAAAAATGCAATGAACATTACAGATTTTGTGGATTCTCTCCAATTGCAAATGAGCGATTTGGAGAGAGTCGGGGAAATTGGATACATCGAAGGTATTTCTAATATCATTATAAAGAATTTGAATGCATTGGATATAACAGAGAGACCCATTCACTGCACTGATAAAAAGAGAGAAACTATGTATATTAAAGATGAAGATAAATGGGAAAAAGAAGATGAAAAGCGTATTAAAATGCACAAGATGGTTAGGAAAGTGGCAAATAAAAACATAAACCTTATTTCACAATTTCAAAAGCTACATCCAGATTGGAAGCAATATTCTTCAAGTGTATCTGACCAATACAATAAAATTGTCATAGAATCAATGGGTGGAAAAGGTGATAATGACTATGAAAAGGAAGAGAAAATTATCAAGCGAGTTGCAAAAGAAGTGTTTGTTGACAAAATAAATTCTTAATATAATTCAGAATTTGATGCAAAAGGTCCATCATCGATAAATTGTCCAGTCAAACTATATCTTTTTGCATAATCAGGCATATATTGTTGTTGAGATGGTTTATATCTTTTATCAAAAATACCATTTTCTTGCTTAAATTGAGGAAACCACGTATTTACACCAAAATTAGGTTCCACCGGTTTAGAATATAAATTATTTGTTACTACTTTCTCTCTTGTTCCATAACCAGTTGTTAATGGAGAATATTGTAAAGCGATACCAGGAGTTAATTTACCGGCATCATTATTGCCCGGTACCTCATTTGATTTTGGTAAAGCAGGTACATAAGGTTGACATCCAGGGCAGTCAATATCAGCAGTGCATTGTTGACCAGTAATAGAACATCTTGATGTAGGTCCACAAAAATTATTGCAACTATATTTAGTAGTTAATGGTAAATCTACAGAATAACTAGTGGAACCATTAATATCTTGAGCAATAGGTTCGGGTGTAAAACATTCAACAATATATTTGTTTATAAATAAAAAGCCAATCCATTGAAATATAAAAAAAAATAAAACAACGCAAAATAATGCTAAAAAAATATTATTATTTTTTTTTTGAATAAAAACCATATAATATAAATAGATATAAAAATATATGTATAAAATAAAATCTCAAATATTTTATATCATTTTAATATAAGTAATGTCAGAAACTATTAGTGATACTTCAAAATTAGATGAAGCACAAAAAGAACCAACAACAAAACAACAAGAATATTTTACAAAAATAACAAATTTTATTTCAGCAACATTTTCAAAAGGATTTAACCTTTTATTATGGTTTATAATTAGCTTATTTATAATATATGCTTGTAAAATATCACAAGCAAACGTATTACCATCTGATAAAAATTGTTTTCCATACACTCATGAAGAAAATTATCCTAATGAAATAGAAACAAATATATTTACGAATTCTCCATTTAGTAAACCAAGACAATCTATGAAAATGATTTTTGATGTAGAAGGCAGTGAATTTGTAAATTCAATGCTAAAATCTTTTAGAGATTATAAAGAGGCTGACGAATCATCTTTTTTAGGAATGTATTTTTTTTCTATTATTGAATCCATCTTTATGATAAATTATTCATATTATAGTTATATGTTAACATTTTTAGATGCATTTCCAGAGGTTTTATTAATTCTTTTTGGACCCTATTTGGGTTTATTCATTTTAATAATTAGTATGGTAATAAATGGGGGTTGTCTTATATGGTATTGGTTTTCTAATTTGGGTTGGATGTGGAAGAAGAATGCAAGTATGTTTGTAGAAAAATCTACAGGCAACGTAAAATATACCGGTCCACCTAACTGGGTTGATGTACGCTGGGGATATACCAGAAAACTTCCTGATGGTACAGATGATAAGGCTAGCACTGAATGGGGAAATTGTCTTATAGCTGTTATATTTATTATAATATTTATAAATATATTTGTTATGATGGCAATGGTACAAGGTTTGATATTTATTCCTGTAATGTTTAATTTAATAGTTTTTTATTCATTTTTTACATATAATATGAAGTTACAAGGAACTTATGCTTCATTTACTGATTTATTTCAATATTTCTTCAGATATAACAAGTTATTAATTATGTCTGTTTTTGCTTTTTATGTAGTAGTAAATGCTTATACTTATTTAGGTTCAGTATCAGCTGTATTTGCATTTTTAACCATTTTTTTAATTTATTATTTAAAAATTATTGAAATGTTTGTTCCTGTAGGAACAGAGGATGAAAGAACTTCCCCCTTGGCGAGTACTAAGCAAGCAAAAAAAGCAGCTTGTGAAAAAGAAAAGATAAAATATGCTAGTTCATCTGACGAATCAAATAAAAATGTACCTGCTGTTGATGCAAATGTAGCTACTAAAGGAAAAAGTGTGTTTGGAAGTGTATTTGAAAGTGTATTAGGAAAAAAGAAAAGTTCTGTAGGAACAGAACCGATTACTTCAGATGCAAATGTAGATACTAAAGCAACAGGTATGCTTCAAGGTTTATTTGGAAAAAAGAATAGTTCTGTAGCACCAGGACCGATTACTTCAGATGTAAATGTAGATACTAAAGCAACAGGTATGCTTCAAGGTTTATTTGGAAAAAAGAATAGTTCTGTAGCACCAGGACCGATTACTTCAGATGCAAATGTAGATACTAAAGCAACAGGTATGCTTCAAGGTTTATTTGGAAAAAAGAATAGTTCTGTAGCACCAGGACCGATTACTTCAGATGCAAATGTAGATACTACAGGAAAAAATGTTATTGGAAGTGTATTAGGAAAAACAGGAGGTTCTAATATCAAACAAATAGGTGGAGACAATTTAATAAGAGAATTGAAGAAATTCAATAAAAAGTATGCTGGATTTTTACTTTAATAAATTTTACTTTAATAATTACAACTTAAAAAAATATTTGTGATTATTATTAACAATGGGGAAAAATAAACAAAAATTTGCTAAATATCCATTTGTGAGTGTGTGTACACCAACATTTAATCGTCGTCCATTTATTCCATTTATGATTAAATGTTTTGACCATCAAACATATCCAAAAGACAGAATTGAGTGGATAATTGTAGATGATGGAACGGATAAAATTGAAGATTTAGTCGCACATTTGCCTCAAGTAAAATACTTTAGATATGAAGAAAAGTTGACTATAGGTAAGAAGCGTAATTTATCCAATGAAAAGGCTACTGGTGAAATTATTATCTATATGGATGACGACGATTATTACCCACCAGATAGAATTAGTCATGCGGTCGATAGATTAAAAGGATCAAAAGCACTATGTGCAGGTTCGAGTGCGATGTTTATTCATTTTAAACACATTAATAAAATGTATCAATTTGGTCCTTATGGTCCCAATCATGCAACTGCAGCCACATTTGCCTTTAAACGAGAATTATTAAAGAAAACAAAATTCAGTGAGGAGTCTTCTCTTGCGGAAGAAAAATTCTTCTTAAAAGATTATACTATACCATTTGTGCAGTTAGATTCTAATAAATCAATAGTGGTGTTTTCACATAATCATAACTCGTTTGATAAAAAAGAATTATTGAAACAACTACCAAATCCGACTATTCACGAAACGCCAGTTATACCAGCTGACTTGATAAAAGAGCCAGAAATTCTAAAATTTTTCATGGAAGATATTGATAGTTTATTGGAACTATATGAACCAGGTAAACCTGAAAATAAACCGGATGTTACAAAAGAGTTGATAGTTATGAAGGAAAAGAGAGAAACAATGATGAAAGAAGCAATGGAAAGACAGGCAGAGTATCAAGATACAATGAACAAAATTAATATGATGAATCCGCAAGCTTTACAAGGAAAACTCAATGAGCAAACCCATATTATTCAACAATTAACGTTAGAAAATAGTCAATTACAAGATAAGATGAAATATTTGGAAGATAAAATTAAGAAACTGATTTCTGAAATGATACAGGAAAAAATGAAAAATAAAGTAAAGGACTCTGATGTGCCTCCTTTACCCAAACCAGAAACATAATCTTATCAATGGATCCACATGTAATCAGTAATACAAATATATAATAAATTTGCTTAAAGACAATCTACTATATTATTGTATACCATAAGAAAATGGCTTACTATGAAACTGAACACCTGGATGATTTTGTTGATAATAGCAATATAAATTTGCTGAATGAAGTGAAGACTCTTGACAGGGGTCATGCAAAAATCTGGGGTTATATTGAAAGATCAGATGGCTCTCTAAAGAAAACCAAAATTGACGTTTACGCAAGCGGATTTATGGGTAATCATATTCGTGATGCAGAGACTGGTGAATATTTCAAGGAGATTGTAGGTTCTCTAGATGAGGATTTGTATTTTAAGATTGCCATGGCGACTGGAGAAGTAAAAGCAAAGAATGAATCGAATACATTGTTTTACACATCACCTGCCCATTGTATGCGTCATTTGCATATTGACATCAATCCGGGAACGATTACAAAATGGCAATATAAAAGAAATGAAAGGCTTGTGGTTACACGCAAAATGAAGGAGCAAAGAGTAAATAATTTGGTTAAATAAAAAAAAATGAAATGAAATAAATGTAATATAAATATAGTACAATTAATACCTACAGAAGAATGCCTGAAATGTTTGTTGGAGAAGCACTTATTGAATTAAAGACCTTGATGGATAGAATCAGGAAGAAACGCATTGGTTCGGTTTTCACTCTTGTTAAAACAAAGGTCAAGAACTCTCATGTAAAAGAGGCTGACTTTTCTAGCAAAGCAATGAGCGACTACCAGTCTGTTTGCGATTTGATGGTGCGTTGGCATACACTGAAGACCAAGATTGACATTTCAAACGGAGTAACACAAGTGATGATTGACGGCAAGATGATGCTTGTTGTAGAAGTGATTCAATACAAAAAGGTAATTGCAATGGAAGCAGAACTGCTTACACAGATGAAGCAACAGAAGATGCAGGTTACTACTGAATTAGATTCCCACTCGGAAAGATTGCAAGCAAACATTGATAAAAAACTGGAGCTAATGTGTGGTAAAGAAGCGAAGCCAGATCAAGGATCACTTGACATTGTTACGTCAACCATGACGAAGGCAGACCCAATTGAAATGTTTGACCCGCTTAAGCTGGATAAGAAGATTCAGGATCTAGAGGATAAAATTGACAATTGGACGTCAAAGGTTGATTTCGCGTTGTCTAATTCAAATGCCACTACAAAAATTATTCTATAAA